AGGAATTTACAAACCCTTCAACCCTAAGAAATACGCTGGCGACCCTAGTAGAATTGTATATCGTTCTAATTGGGAGCGTAGATTTATGGTATACTGCGACAAGAATGATGATATAGTCTATTGGGCTAGTGAAGAATTGGCTATACCGTATATTAGTCCTATCGACAACAAAGTTCATAGATATTATCCTGACTTTCTAATTAAAACTAAGCAAGGCAAAAAGTTTATGATTGAGATTAAACCTGCCAAGCAATGTAAACCACCAAAACCACCTTCAAAGAAAACTAAAGCATTCATGCGTGAAAGTTTAGAATACATACGCAATGTTTCTAAATGGAAGGCAGCTAAACAATATTGTGAAGACCAAAACATGGAGTTCAAAATATTTACTGAGAAAGAATTGGGTATCTATTAAGTTCTCAAATATTTGTGAAATTGCATATCACTCGTTGAAGTTCTTTCATACAATTGATATGAATTAGATACAGCTGTACTATTTGATTGCCCGCCTTTTACAATTTGCATACTATTATTTGATGAACCTTTAACTTGTAAATCTGCGCTTTCATCATTTATTATCTTTCCATCTTTTCTTTGTTCAGATGTAATGTCTGGCATTGTAGTATCTGATTCAATAGGTGCTTTTATAAACTCACCTGTTTTTTCATCTACTGTCATAATATTACCTTGCTTATCAATGATATTGCCATTTGCATCCATTTGATAATCATTTCCATTTTCAGCTGCAACTGTCGTTTCATCTAAACCTAAAGATTGTTTAATTTTCATTTTTCTCTCATCACTAATTAATGGAATTTTATCTACTAATGCACCAGCGGCGCCTTTAACTGCATTAACAATACCAACAAAAGGTGCTGTAATTTTATCTTTTAACATTATTAAAAAGTTTTTAATGCCTGTTACAATCTTATCTTTAAATTCTGTTATTTTTTCTCTCATACCACTAACAATATCACTAAATTTATTAGTAATGTTTTGACCGATTTCTGTAAAATAACCTGGTAAGGTTGTAGTGAAGAATTTTATAACTGAGTCTGCTCTAAAATCTAAGTTTGATAAAAATTCTGATAAGAAATCTAAGCCTAATTTTTTTGCAATCCAAGATAATGCACCTGTAATCAGATTTAAGAATGAACCTACTAATCCATCATACAATCCTTTTACTGCGCCTGTAATTGCACCCATTACACCGCCCTCTTTATAACCTGTTATTGCACCTGTGATTGCTGAGAAAGCACCAATGATTGCCTGTATAACTTGACCTATAACAGGTACACCTCTTAGTAAATTGCCTGCAACTTTAGCTGCACCAAATATTAATTTAATAATAGGATTATTTAAAAAGAATCCAAATAAACTTCGAAATACACCGCCTAGTTTTGTAAAAAATCCACCTGCTGATGTAGCAAAGTTTTTTACATTAGCAAATATTTTACTTTCAGTCACCATTTTAATTATACCTGTAAATCTTGCACCTAAACCCGTAAAGAAAGCACTTACATTTGCTGATAATTTTAAAAACTGTTTTCTGATTAAAAAAGAGGCTAATGGTAATGCTAATAGACCTCCTTCAGGTGTTAATTCTGCAAATTCTTTTGCTTCTTTAATTACAGCTTTAACAAAATCTTTTACACCACCTACAAATTTTCCCACACCCTCAGCTAAAGGTGCAATAACTCCTGCTATGTCTTTTGCATATTTTTGCAAGAAAAATGCTAATGCTAATAATCCAGCGGCAAAAGCGGCACTCTCTAACGCTGGCTGTATTGCTTCAGCCTTTTCTCTCATAGAATCTAAGAAGCCAGGTTTTTGTTCTTTTTGTTCTTCAGTTTGACCAACAGCAGCTAAATCAGCTTCGGTTTCTTTTGCTTGTATTTGTTCTTTTTGTATTGAAATATTATCACTAAATTTATCGACTAAACCATGAATACCATCTCTAATGTCTTGCAATACTGTAAGCATTGATTCAAATGGTGTCATTGGACCTGCACCGCCTCCTGTATTAGATGGTGCTGGTAATAATTGTTGAACCTTAGAGCTAATTACTTCTCCTATTTCAACAACTGATTCATTCTTTAGTACGATTTCTGTTGACATTATTTGTTATCCGATTTTGCTCTACTACCTGTATATAGACCAAACCAAGCCGCACCAGCACCAACTACGATACTGACTAACCCACTTTGTTCCATTGTAGGATTAGGTATGTTCATATACCAAATTACTACTTTGTATAATAGGTAAATGTATGTTGTAATAAAGACTCTTGGAAATATTCTCCAACTATCTACCGCTCTAGCAAGGTCAATCAAACCTTGGTATCTATTTTTACTAGAGTCAACTGTAGATGTGTCTATTTCGAGTTCTAAATTGACTTTTTTTGTTGTTTTGTCGTCCATTAACCTCTCCTGTTTTCTCGTTCTCTACGCTCTTTTTCTTCTTTTATATGAGTTACTAATAAACTTATATAAATTTCCCTCTCCCACGGTAGCATTTCTTCTAGTTCACTTAACGAATATTTATGATGTTGCATCAAAGCAAAATTCGTTTCATAATAATTCGCTAGGTTTTCATGTGAGAGGGCTACCCGAAAAAATCTGCCAAACCTTTCAATGTGACTTCATTTTCTATACCTGTTTTTGGATTCTTAACAATAACTTTTTGTTCTAATCTCGGCATAGTATTGTAAAAAGCATTTAACTTTTTCATTTGGTCACTTGTTAGGTTGTCAACAAACTCTCTCAATTCCTCTTTTGTACTATCTTTTGCAAGATATACTTTATCGCCTTCAAAAATTGATTCAATAGCATTTGTAAGCATAGAGTACATACTCTCTAACTTAATATCACCAGCTACCATATCTTCATCAACATCTTTCATTGATGGATATTTCATAACAACACCTAATTGTCTTTGTTCATCTAATATAATTTTGTTTGTATGGTCGTCATCAACAAACACCTCTACTTTAGATAAATCAATTTCCACATCTCCATATGTTTTCTTATCATCTGGACATAATATTCTAATTTTTTGTATTTCACCCACAGACTTTGACCTAATTTGTAAAAATACATATTCAATGTCAAACATAGGGTGGTCATCTGGATTAATCGCATCAAATGTACAAGATTTTACAATATCTTTAACAGAATTTAAAATCTCTTTTGCGTTGCCAGATTCCATAGCCATTAGTAAAATCTTTTCTTCTTTTACTAAAAATGGCCTAAAACTTACCGTTTTTTGTTGGGACGGTAAAACCAATTCATATTTTGCCGTATTGGCTAATGGTAATGCCATAATTTACTCCTTGTTATATTATAAGAAAGGTGGGAATACTCTACCACCTGTCACAGCACCAATTGGTACTCTTTGTCTGATAACATTAATCGCATCACGGCCTGCCCTTTTTAATTCAGGAGGTAGTTTACTTAATATGTTACCAATCAAACCTTTATCGCCTTGTATTACAGTAGGGACTTGAAATCCACCACCTATTGTGTAATTCTTCACTTGGTCTAACATCAAGTTAGTCCATAATCTAAATGAAAAAGTTACCGAAATTTTTTGTATTTCATCATTAGCCCCTTGTCCATAATTTACAGGACCAATTGTTTTAGGAAAACATTCAACTAATTCTACACCATATGATATTCTATCTCTATCATTGTTTTCTGCAAAAGCACCTAATTGATAGATACGAATACCGCCTGTGTATTCATCATAGAAGTGAACATTATTTGTGCCTTGGTCAAATGCAGCTTTTTGCCACATTTCAAAGAAACTTCTTTGTCTTAAAAACTTGTCACAATATACAGTTAGAGTAACTTCACCTGAAAAACTGTGTGCATAAACAATTTCTCTTTTTGGTCCATAGATTTGTTGTGGTGTAGTATCTAAATTTCTACCAGGCATTTCAATAGTTTCTACAAATGCTCTTAGACCTCTTTGTACTTGTGTGTTCTGTTGTAGTTCTCTATATTTTGTTGAATTGGTAATTTCTTCTTCAAATAATATTTGTGATTCACCATCGCCTAAATCAACTGTTTCTGTGCCAACACCTCTAGGTAATATAAAGTCAACTAAAAATCTATTTGGTTTTGCAAAACCTTCGCCTTCAGCAATCGTAGCTAAAACCCGACCCATAGTATTATCTTTACTACTAGCCAGCATTTGTCTGCCTAATCTCTTATCGCCCTCTACATTATCTAATGACCTATCTCTTGGTAAACCAAGTCGTATGTCAAAAGGTCCTATTCTTCTTCCGCCTCTAAGTATTGCCATTATGCGCCACCTGTTT